TGTTCCACCCGGAAGAGATCCTGATATTGAAAAGTGACGATTAGAACTGCTCATAAAAGAAGCTGAAGCATTAAGCGCACTGCCTGTAAACAAAATCTTTTTATCTAAAGGCAAAAACGAGTTTTCTTGGAGCGAGATGCCCTTAGAAGCCGTCAGTGTGCCAGATACAAATAAAACATCGTTGCTTAGTGTATCACCAAAAGACACTGTTCCACTAACTGTTAAAGATCCAGTAAAGGTGGTATTACCATTGACATCAAGGGTCGCATTAGCAGTAACACCAGCACCATTTATCTCCACTGCTTGTTGATTACCAAATATTCTAATTGTGTTTTGGTTTTGAGTTCTAAGAATAATATCTTTTGTGCTTTCGTTTTCTATAAAAACATGTTCATCGCTATCAATGCCAAATGACGATTGGATGGTTCCAGCTTTTTTAAATGCGATTTCTCTTAGCGCATCAGTGTCCTGGGTATGTAATATTATTAATGAATCCGCTGCGCCAGTTACTTCAAACGTACCAGAAATACTTGCATAGTCAGTGGCGGCTTTCGAGTTTTTGAAATCAGTGCTGCCTGAAACATGCAGTCCAAGCCCATCCACACCAAGACTTCCAGTAGCTCTAAGCCCACCAACTGCAAATGTTTCACCAGATGAGGATATAAAAGATTTATTGTTAAGTGTACCAGAGAATGCAAAATTGCTATCACCTGTTCCACTATTTCTTAAACCACCAACAGAAAAAACTTCTCCAGAGCTTGAAACAAATGATGAGTTTTTAATTGTCCCAGAGGCATCGACATCATCGCTTGTTCTTAGCGCTGTGCCATAAATCTCACCAGAGGATGAAACAAACGTGGGCGGAACTGTTGGAGTGATTGCAGCTTTGATAGAGCCCGAAACTCCGAGATCTCCACTGGTTTCAATACCAGCGCCGAACAGCCTTGCGGAACTTGATAAATCAACTGTTCGAACCAAGCCAGAAGTCATAGTGCCGGTAATATCGGTATCGCCGCTTGTTCGCAAGCTATATCCAAATACTTCAGCAGAAGAAGATACCGAACCAGTGGCTCGAATTACTCCGCTCGTAGATATACCTCCAGTTACAAAAACATCTAAAGAAGATCCTGATACTGAACCGGAAAAGCCAAAATCCCCACTTGATCTTAAGCTTGTTCCGTACACCTCACCAGAACTTGAGATAAAAGACTTGTTTTTAATAGTGCCAGTTATTTCTACATCGCCACTTATTCTAAAAGCTGCTTTCTCGTCGGGTGTTCCTACACCCACGCCTGCTGCAAACATATCGCTTGAGGCAGATAAGGCACCGCCAATGTTTACAGAGCCAGTAAACTGATGTATGTCGTCGGTGGTGTTGCCAAAAACAGTATCACCGCTTGCTGAAAAGTTTGTTGTGACTACTGACTGAGACAACACATTAAGTTGATTAGCTGACGCAGTGCCAACCACTTCCACTGTGCCGCTTATGGCGAGAACGCCTGAAGCAGTGTGGAACATAAAATTATCGGATCCAGTTATATTACTGAATCCTCCTGTATCGCCCGATCTAAATTGAACAGAACCAGTGGGTCCACTAGCAGATAGTGACGAGTGTTTGTCTATGTATGCCCAAGGAAAATCGCTCATTTCCGCGAATCTCCTTTAAATACTGTTGACACCTAGATAGACGTGAACATTGCCAGTAGCACTATTGTTATAATCCGTACACCGAACAGCAATTCTTTCAATACCTTCGATATTAAAAATATTATAAAGGTCCGTGTTATTGGGTGCAGTTATCGCTATAGCACTGCCAGATCCATCTGTAACGTCTAATACAGTTAAGATACCCCATTCATCAAAAGCGGCGTGATATCCCCACAATTGAATAGTAACATTGCCACCTGTTGCGTTGTTTTTCACTAAGCAGTGTAATGTTTTTTGCAATCCAAGATTTTTAAACCCATCGGCATCACTTGTGGGTGCTGATGTAGCCTCGGTAATCGTGTATGCTATCTGTTCTGGTTGGGGAACACCTTGGGCATCTGTCGCAATGTTTTGAACTGTGCGGCTTCTTCCTCCAGCCCTATATGCGGTAAATGTTTCTGGCATGTTATAAAACTCCTAATATTTCTTTATAATTAGTTCTTTTTGTTTCTTAAGTTCTTGTTTTTTGCTTTTTCTCTTTTAATACGATTGTTTCTTTCATTGCGAACTTCAGAGGGTTTGCGATAATAACGACGGCGGCGAACCTCATTTAAGATGCCTGCCTTTTTTACCTTGCGCGTAAAACGACGAATCATACGTTCTGGGGTGTCGTTTACCTTTCTACCTCGTCTATTGTTCTTAAGAGGCTTTACTATTAAATTTGATGCTCTGCTCATTTTACCATTCCTGACCAATTCTTATTTACACCGCCGAATAATTGGCTAATATCGACGCCGGAGTCTCTTGGATCCACACCAGAAAGAGGGTCACCTTGCTTTGTTTCTGCGGGGGCTGCGCTTGGAGTCGTGCCTGCAAAAACATCTACACCATTATAAGCGTCCTTACCAACAGCATCTAACATCCGTTTTCTTGTTTCTTGTAGCTTTTGGTTAGCAATACGGTTTTCTTTTTCATAATTTCGCTGTGGTGTGGGTGGCTGTTGTGTTGTTTCAACAATTGGCTGTCCGCCAAGACCCTGGGCAACTTCAGATACAATGTTAGATAAGATACCTTCTTCAAAAATTACTTCTTTGATACACTCTTTGATAAGAGGTTTGAGAACTTGTCTTAGCTCTGATTTTTTCATTTTTCCCTCAGTACATCATTTAGTGCTCTATTAATACGATCAGCCTTGGTAATAATATTTGGTTGTTTGCTTTCTTGCATCATAAACGCACCAGTGGTTGAGGGCTCGGATACAAAGTCAAAACAAATTAATTGAAAGTCCTCTTCAACAACTGTTTTACCATTTGACTCGTGAACAGAACCCATTCCTCGGGAAGAAATGCCAAGCTTGACGCCCGACTCCACGAGAGAACGTAGAATCTGTCCAGCCGGTGTGTTTAGAATTTGAACCTTGCCCATAACAGCATCGCCGTCCCACCAAACTTCTGTTACAAGATGTGCAGCGTTTGCAAGGTTAATAACTGCGGAGTCAGGATGATCCAACTCTCCGAGTGCTCGTCTTTCTTTCACAAGCTTCTTGTAGTTTTCCATTTCTCGCTCTAAAATAGGGCGACTATAAACACGACCATTTCCATTTAAATGATTTGCACGTTGCATAACGCCAGTAAGAAACATGGCATTGTCCTCACGGACCATACGCTTTTCTTCTTCGGTTAATAAATCATCGCATATGCCATTGGGGCATAGTTCATAATATTCTGTCAATAAATATTTGTTCATCTTTTTATCCAATTGCAGGCGCTACCTGCGCGAGTTAGGATCCCTTGCAGCAACGTCTGACGGGTTGCAACATCCATTTGCTTGTCCAGTTATCCATTATTTACTCCTATCTGTATTCCCTTGTCGCCGAATACCATATTAAAGATATATGATGTCCCTGACGACAGCCAACCTAAAATTAATAAGTTGACGAGATTATACTCATATGTAAATAGTTCTGTCCAACCATTTATTCCAAACAAAAGAACGCCAACCCAAAAGCCAACGCACATAGGGCAAGAAAAAAGATCGCCGAACCAGCCGGTGGTCGGGCGAACCTTATCAAAGATACTTCCATAAACAAGTATCTGTGTCAGCCCGTAGGCGGCTAACACAAAATATATTAAGTCCATTTTAGCCTCTATACATTATACTCATACCATATGGACCACGAATCCAGCCTGGTCTAATTGAACCCTTTGTTGGTTCTTGTGGAACCTCACCAAGAGCAGTGCTATCTCCATCAACGGGCTGAGTAAGATAATCATCAACTGCTCTTTCAAATTCTTCTATATGTTCAAAATAGGGTCTTTCTTCAAGAATAAACTTGTTAATACCCAAAAGGGCAACCTGAACCATATCGTGATTCTCATTAATAAACATCTGACCTTCCATAGAACCATAAACATAGCCAGAGCGAACCGATTGCGGCTCAATGATCCCCTCATTTCTTAGCAGCAAAAATAGACGGTCTTGTGTATCATAAACCTCTTCATTGGTGCGATGTTTTGCGAGAGCCAAGATTTTGTTACTATCTGGATAAATGACAATATCCACATCTGGATGGTCTTCAACAACAAGTTGATTACCCATGGTTTTACGAACTTTTAACTTGATATCTTCTTTGATACCAAGTTTTTCTGGTTGCTGCGGAATTTTGACGGTAATGCTCATTATGCTGAGATCTCATGAACTAAGTTCTGAATTTTAAGAACCTTTTCGACAAGACTCTTATCAACTGGTTGTGTCTTAAACTCATCAATCATTTTAATAACAGAGTTGGTAGATTCAGTCATATTCTGATCTGATTTAACTTCCTCTATGTTTAGGGCAGTTTGAAGAGCAGTATGAAGTCTACCAAGTTCTTCATTAAGGTAGATTTTAATATCAGTGTCCGAACTGAATGAAAGGATATATCGATTTAATAATTCTTTTTGTTCTGAAAGTAAATCGTCTCCGTATACTTCATTGAACTTGCTTGTAAAAGTTTTAAACACAATATTATCAATTGGCTTCATTTCAGTTTTTGATTCTTCAGTTGTGCTTGAAGTGATAGTTTCTAAAATTTGCTGCTCTAAAATAACACCTCGTTTAATTCCAACTGCGGTTGAATCAGCACCAAAAAGCTGTGATACAGTGGCAATACTTTTGTAGTTAGGAACAAAGTTGTTATAAACTTCTGATCCAACCTCTTTATTAATTCTGTCGATAACGGCACTCTGGGCGTTGTAAATCTCTTGTTCATCAAGTTCAGAATATGCCTCACGAATTTTGTAAAGCAATTTCTCTGCGGTCACACTTTCCAAATCTGTGGACTCAAGAATTGTTTGATAAAGTTTTAATTCTTTTCCAAGAATTCTTTTGGATGAGAACGACTCTTTTAAAATATCAACGATATTATTTTTGCGCTCTTTGTCCTGTGAAACAACTGCCTTAGTCATCTCTCGAACAAGTGCTTCATATAAAAAAGCAGTATTTCTTTTCTTATTGTGTTTTGTTTTTGCCATGTGATTCACCTAACTTGCTGTTATCTAACTCCGTAATTAGTTTCTTCATCTCTTGTTTTACCTCAAATAATTGTCTTTCCTCTAAATTATCGGCTGGACTTTCGTCTTCTTCATATAATCCGCCTTTTCTAAATTCTCCAGAAAGATTACTGAGATGATTTAAAGATTCATATCCTTTACCGCCAGGATAAGTTGTGCGAGCCGTTGCAATTTCTACGCCGCGAGCTTTCGAACGAGTGCGTCGTTTATTTGGTCCGCTTTTACCCATACGTCTTTGATCATCGCGCTTACCTGGCGCTGCGAGCAGTGTATCATCTTCTGGCTCTGCTGCGGGCTCATCTGCTGGTGCTATATCATCACCACCCTCATCTCCACCGAGAAGGTCATCTATATCACCACCGGCATCCCCAAGGTCTTCGGTTCCGCCAGCAAGATCACCTCCGCCAGCTTCTCCTTGGACGGCTTCAGCAACGCCTTCAAGTTCTGCGTCTAAACGACGATCAAAAAACATCTCTCGTTGATTGCGAATAAACTCTTCTTCAGAGAGGTTAAAGATGTTGTCGGCAACCCAGCGACGGGAGAAAAAGCCATCGGTTGCTGAAGCAGCAACATCGAACTTAGTCTTCCAGTGCTCAAGCTCTTGAAGTTCTGCGAGCTTGGATGGGTTATTGAGAGATAACTTAAAGCTGATAAGATCTGCTCCTTTATACCCAAGTGTATAAAGGTGGATAATTCCAATCTTTTCCAACTCGGTAATGATGGAGCGCTGAAGTCTTTGAATTGTTCTTGCGAAACGAATATCTTTTTGTGCGAGTGTTGTTTTATCCTCGTCTGCTCCCTCCATATTAGTGAGGTACGAAGCGGGCACTTTGAGTGCGGAGAACAACTTGTCGCGGAGATATTTAACATCGTCAATGTCACCTGTGTATGTTCCACCTGGAAGTGATTCGATACGGGACGAAACACCGCCGCGAACAGGAATAAAATAATCCTCTTCAGTGCTCATTGGGTTGTATCGTAAATCCACACGACCAGTGTTGGAATCAACAACTTGGTTACGCTTCATTTGAGTCATAACTTTTTGCATATAAGTTTCAATATCATTTGGAGCAACATTTCCAACATCAATGTAAAAAACACGACGTTCTGGCGCTCTAACAATACGATAAGACATCATTGCGTCTTCTAACAAAATTAATTGACGAAAAATACGTCGGGCTGACTCCAACACGGAGGTTCCGTAGGGAGCATATTTATCGTTACCAAGAATACGGAAGTGGGCGATCTGCCAGTTTTCAAAGGTAAGACCACCGGAGTTCCACTGGAACTGCACATATTTTGGATTTGTTTTATCTTCGCCTTCAAGGCGCTCAAGTTCAAAGGTGGGTAAGCCAATAGCAGAGGTAACACCAAGCCGCTCATCAATGTCAAGATACAAAAAGAAGTCTCCATATTTGCACATTGATCGGCTCCAACCAAAAAGATTGAAGTCGATATTAAGAACAGTGTGGTAAAGTTCACTCAAGACCGCCTTGATCTCCTCATTGTGACACCTAATTGTAAGTAACGGCTGAAGATCTGAGCAAGTTGTCATTTCGTCGGCATAGATATCGAGAGCGGAGGCAATCTCCGGTGTGTATTCCATTTGCTCAAAATCTTGGTATCGCTCGGCACGCAACTGATTAGCCATAATGGCTGTAGAAAGCTGCTCAAAAGGATTATACGAGGACTTCTTAAAATTTAGACCAGAGGCAGACTGGAACTTGAATTTGTCTAACTGTACGCGAGATAGCTTACGACTCGTCTGTGTTCTATAATTTACAAGCGGACCAGAAAGCAAACGAGTAAGTTGCCTGAAAAGTCCCGATTGATTGTTTTTTGGATTTCTTTTATTTTCTGCCATGTTTATCCCTTAAAGAGCCAGCCAAACTGTTGCATATTTTGCATTGCTTTTTGACGCTGATCTAACGTCTTATCGTCTGCTCTGTATCCTTCCTGTCCTTTGATTTGTGTATTTAGTCTTGTTGAAGCGACAAACATTGAATCAACGAATGCTTCTCTGTATTGTTGCTCTAATTTGCCTGCCTCAAACGCCGTATCCCTTACCCAACAACCAATCGCAAGAGCCATAGTCAAGTCATCATTGTAACTTCTCATTGCTTCAGGGCGACCATTGTTCCAAATAAACGTCTTAAACTCGTTAAGAGTTCGCGAAGAATATATGGTAATTAGTTTATTTCTAATGAATTCCTCCATTTTTGCTATGATAAGCGGGCGCGTCTTCGAAGTAGTGGAAAAACCGGCAATAGCATTGGACATATGTTCGCCGCGAACCTGCTCCACATACTCGTGTGTAGACTTAACAGAGAAGTATATATTATTATAACCCAGTTCTTGTAGTTTTGATAATACTGCAAAGCCAACTGAGTTGTTTTCCACAACGACCATTCCGTTGTTGTATTCTTTGCCAATGCTGTTTAGCATATCTGCATAAACATCTGGTGTCGGCTTACCCTGATACTCAGCAACAATTTCCATTGTCTCAAGCTTTATGACATGAAGTGTCGAATTATCTTTTCCATCACCTCGGGCGACATCTGCGGATAAAAGATAATTACATCCATCAACTGCCTTTTCCCAGATCCAAAAGTTGCGGTCAAAACCTGTACGATATTGAGGCTCTTTGACTGTGCTTTCCATCCACGTTAGGTCGTCTGGATGAATGACTGTTTCACCCGACATATTAAAATTACATTCTAGCTCTTGTGCGATTTGGCGGCGAGACATATTCCGCGTTTCTTTGTCAAACCATTCTGTATCGCGCTCAGGATGTACATCCCAAGGCAACATTGTTGGAAAAAAATCATTCTGTTGCTGCTCGGCATCAACATACGCTTGGTGAAACCAGTTGCCCACACCATTAGGAGTGGACAGGGCTATGCAACGTCCACCTGTTGATAGCGTGGGGTACAAGCCTGTCCACAGTTCGTCGAGCCCCTCAACGTGAGCAGCCTCATCGATAACCAACAATGATAGTGCTTCCGAACGACCGGCATCGCCTGATGTAGAGGAGGCTTTGATTTCTGAACCATTTGACAACACAAACGATGCTCGGTTGTCAATATCAATATTTGCAATCTGCAACCAAGGAGGCAAGTTTTTAATAATGTGTTTGACCTTCTTTACAAGGTTTCCTGCCGTCTGGAACTTAGTTGCGATAACCAAAATGTTTTTGTTGCGGTGAAAAAGCATCATCCACGCAACATAAGCAGCCGTTGTGGTTGAAATACCCAACTGGCGTGCTTTGAGGATCACATTAAAACGATGATCATTAAAGTCATGTAATAGTGTTTCTTGAAACGGATATAGTTTAAACGGAATCAATCCGTCCAAAGGATGGGCGATTCTAGCGTAATTATTAATAAAGTAAACTGGGTCTTTACCGCTCTTAAGTATCTCTTTTACTATTTCATTCTTTGTAAGTTCAAAGGACATTTAATCATCGACTACTGCTTGCCAAGAGAAATGAAGTCTCGGATAGACTGATCAAGACGATCCTCAGATGGCAACCCAACTTCTACAACGCCATCAAGGTTTCCAACCTTATAATTGCGCTTGCCTGTAACAAAGACACGAACCTTAGAAGTGTTTTGTACAAGCACATCAACATCACCCTCTGCGGTGAGAGTAAGTGCATCGCCTGTAATTTTCTTGAATTCTTTCTTAAGAAAGTTCGCAACATTCTGAATCATTTCCTCAACATCAGCCTCAATATCACCAGCGTATACATCTTTAAGTTTGATATCGCTTTGATATGAGATAGTGAGAATTGGTCCGCTCATACGAACATTGAAACCATCAACAACACGAGAATCAATGATGGGATCTCCCTCTTCTCTTTTAAGTCCGATCTTTCTTGCCTCTCCATCAAGAGAGTATTTCTCATCCTGTGAACCATCATAAGCATTTGCGGCTGCCTGTGAAATTCCTCTAACGATGTCTAAAACTGAAGCCATTATTTATTTTCTCCTTTGTTGGGACGCCATCCGGTAGCCCAACGTTCTTCTCTTCCTTCAACATGTGTGATATAGCATTTACGACAACAAGTATATTTTGTCATATATACATTATCCCTCGTATCAAAGGAATAAGTTTGACATACAGGACAAGACCTATTGCTATCTTTATTAAGTAGTTTTTTTGGCAGTAAAACTCCCTCTACTTCTACTTTTTCAAGTTTTTCTGATATCTTATCTAATTTTTGATTTAATAACTTAAGTTGTTCAAGGTAATCTTCCTCTTTTTGTGGAGTCCAGTCTCTTTGTGGGTGCTGCACTGTTTCACTGCCATACTTCTGTGAGATAGCGTGTTCCACTTTAAGTGCGTAATCTGGATCGTGTTTTGTTTTGCTCATTGTGTTATGTTTGTTGTTGCGTAAAAAGTTCCTAAAGACAGCCCAATACCAACAACTACTCCCCCTACTAACCACCATTGATTGTTTTTATTTGGTTGGTCAAGAGCCATCTCTCTGTAAGTATTTATCTCGCTATTCTTGATATCCATTAAAAGTTGGTGTTTTTCTTCTAACGCATCGTAACTTATCTGGAGAGAATCAATTTTTAGTTGCATTTCAGTCCTTGCCCTTGACACCTGATATTCGACCTCTAAGTCACACTCTTCATCAGAAAACGTTTTTTCTGATAACAATTCGGCTAGCGCAGATGGATTAAACAATATACCTGCAAATGGGGCTGTTTCTCCAGCATCAAGGTGTGTATACTTAGCCTCTTCTAAAGTCTCTGCGAATATAGGAGCGGGAAATACTAACCCAAAGGTCAGCATGCTTGCAATAATCTTATTCTTCATATTTAAATCCAAATTCTTCTTGTAAAATTTTATTGATGTTCTCTGGATCAGTGTCGTACATTTTCACAAGTTCAAGATATCGGGAGCGCTTTTTAACATTAAGCTGGTGTTTGTCACCAGCATATTTTTCCTCAAGCCTTTTAATATCTTCGTTGTGTTTTTTAATCGCCTGATCTCTTTTTTCTATCTCTTCTTTGTGAGAATTTTCTAAAACTTCAACTTCTTTCTTGTAATTTTCAATGGTGGAATCAAGAACTTTTTTATATGCCTTTACATTCCCCCTGGCGACTATAAACACAACAAGAGTCCAAAGTGCAATTGCAAGAATTTTCCAATGATGCTTGCACCAAGTCCAAATCTTTTTTGAATATAATACAATTGTTAACCAAGTCATCATCCGTGCCTGTATTCCTTCATTGCGTCAATAGCACCTTGTGTGCCAATATAAACCATAGCGATCATACCCCATGTGTCTGAAGATAAATCTGACCAAAGCATCAATCCTGTCGCTGTAAGAAATGTAAATAATTTTCGTGAAATGGCTTTTGCCATAATCTTATCTAATACTGCCTGTTTACTCATAATATTTTCCTTTATACGTTAATACGAAAAAGCTGAAATATAAACTTTCTAATTAATAGTTCTTTCTCTTCTTCTGTCTCAGCTTCCGCAAACCCGTAACTATAAGTATTTTTCTTTTGGGAAATAAGCCCTTGTATTTTTTCAGTTTCTCTTTTCATCCAGCGAGTTTGCTGATTATAGTTGCGTGGTGTAGAGACACGGTACTTGTCAGCGATGTCTAATAAGAAAAAGTATCTTCGATTGTCGAAAGCTTCGTTTGCTTCTTTAAATTCTTTTGCTCGTATTTCTTTTTCATCCTCGGGTAGAAATTTATTGATACGATCTGGATGAAGTTTAAGTGCAAGTTTCTTAAACAATTTTGAAAAAGCTTCGTGAATAGCGATGTCATCGGCAGTCATTTGATATTCCTCGCTTTCTTGTTGAGTGTTTTGATAAACCGTTAAAGAGCGGTCACCAGGATCGCTAATTACATTCTCTACTTCGTTTTTATCAGGTATCTGTTCTTGGACAAAATAGTTTTCTACCCTTTCTTTATTTTCTCTTTCAAGTGCTGGAATGTCAACATTGTTTAAAGCGCAAAACTTTCTGTAGTCTTTTTCAAATTCTAATGCCGCCTGGGCTGAAACTTCCTTGATATACTCTAATTCTTCGTATGAAAATCTTAGTTTAGATAGACCGCGTTTCCATTTTAAATTTTTAACTGCCGACATATCTTATATAGAATCACACATTAACTTTAGCGTAGCCATTCTCCTTTTCAACATTGATAACATAATCAACACAATCCTTTAGTGTATCAAGGTGCGATATAAGAATAACAATCTTGTAATAGTTCTTGACCATATCAAGAATGCGGACAAAACCATCCATATTTTCAGCGTCCAGAGCGGTTCCAGGCTCATCCATAATAAATACATTTGGAGTAGGCAGATTACTCACTTGTAACAGTGCGAGTCGGATTGCCATAGATGCGATTGTCTTTTCGGCACCAGATCCCATTTCAATTGGTCGAGGTTCATGACTGGGGTGTTTGATATAAACATTTAGTCGATTGCCTTCGTTTTCAAAGAAAACCTCAAAGTTTACAATATTAGCAAGAATTTTAGCGATTTCTTCATTAATGGCTGGTAGTTTTTTCTTGATAATATCGTATGAGATACCGCTAGTGTGCATACATCTCATGAACAAGTCATAAGCAGAATATTCTTCGCGTAAATCGGCAAGGTCTTGCTTTTGATCTGCGAGGTTTTGTAGCTTTTGCTCATAAGAACCGTGGAGTTTATAAAGCTCATTTAACTCCTCTTTACAGGTAGTGCAAGCTTTTTGAGCACGAGAGATCAATACAGCATACTCGTTGCGCTTAGACACGAGTGTCTCAAGGTTTTCAATAGCCTCTTGATTTTGTTCATAGGTCTTGATTTGGTTTCCAATATTAACAAGCTCGTGTTTATAAACTTCAATCTTTGAGTTATTGCCTTCGATGCCTGCCGTAGCGACGGAGATTTCTTGATTTACATCTTTTTTTCTATCAACGAGTTTACTATATTTCTCAATATAATCATTTATCTTGCCTACATCAAGCTCATCAATCTGCTCCAACAGTGCGACACTTTGTTGTCGTAAATCAGTTACTTCGACAATCATATTTGGCAATGCTTCTTTTGCTTCGTGTGCTTTCTTAACAAATTTATTTTCACAACAAAACCTACAATCAGGATCATACTCGTGTGTTTCTAATAGTTTAACTTTTTTTCTGTGATTGTCAATATCTTTATTTTTAATTTTTAGAACAGAAAGTAGTTTCTCATATTCGTTTGTCTTTGTATCAACCTCCTGTTTTTTAGCGTGTAGATTATCAACATTATATTGTTCCAAAAAACTTGTCAGTCTTACTAAGAGTTGTTGGTTGTCATTGTTAGACTTAGCAAGCTCCTGACTCTTCTTTGTCAAAGTATAAATCTGATTCTTCTTATTTTTTAGCTCTGATCGTGCGGCATTAATATCGATGATATCAACTGGAATAGATGTGATTTTATTTTCTATTTCCTCCAGTAGCTTCTGCGTGTCGCTGATAGTCTGGTCGTATTCATTACAGCGTGTTTTATGCTCTTCAATGGAATCCAAACTTTCCCGCATTTCTTGATTAGCTGTCTCAATGTCCTCGTCAAACTCGCGACCTTCAAGACGCTTGAGCGCTCCACGAGTGTCGGCAGCGTCATCCTTAGCCATTTTAAACTTCTTATCAAAGATCTCAAGATCGAGAAACTTTGCAAGAATCTCTTTGCGTTTTGTTGAACCCTCCTTAATAAAGGTTAGTGAATCTAACTGAGAAGCCATGGAGGTTAAGAGAAAATCGTCAAGTGTTCCAAACATCTTGCGAATATTCTTGTCGGTGTCATTACGAGAAAGTCCATTGCGGCTAATGGTCTCATCCATCACGGGATCAAACTCTTCAAAGTTTACATCGGTCTTTGCTTCAACAGTTTCTTCCCCTTTCAGCTTTTTAATATACTTTTCGCTTTCTCGTTCAATGGTGAACTGGCGATCACCAATACTAATATTGACTCTGCCAAAGCCTCTGTCTCGGTTTTGGTTAATTACGTTAAGGTTTTTGCGTTCATTTTTCGAAGTGCTGTTAAACAGCGTGTAGAGGGCAGCGTCGATGATGCTCGACTTGCCTGAATAGTTCTTACCGAAGATTCCAACGATACCTGCAAGATTTTCAAAATTAATCTTGTTGTTCTCACCATAATTGAACAGGTTGTCAAACTCAAACGAGTTTAGTTCCCAGTTAATATTGCGGGCGACTTCTTCGTTTTCCTCAACGGTTGTATTATACTTTTCGTTTAGTGACAAAACACGATCAAGGATCTCACCCTCAACTTCGTAGTCTTTAAGATACTCGGTGATCAGACGCTCCTGAACCGAAATGTCACGGAGATTTTCCTTGATAAAGTCGTCTTTGGAAAAGCCAAGTTCTGCTCGTCGCCCTGTTGCTCGATTAAGAAAGGTAATGCTCTCGGGTTTGAATCGATGTTTTGCAATATCAACTGCCCGCTTCATTCGGTCGAGGGGCAGGTTGTTGTTTGAAACAAGACGAATGCGAGCACCCTCTGTGATATCGACACCTTTGGGCATCTTGCCTTTGGGTGTAAGCTCGATAGTGATAAAGGGCTTGGGATTGATAAGCTCGATGTGACGATAAGTAAAGTTGGTTTTGTCCTGTATCTCCCAGATACCAAAGCCCTTGTCGTTTGTTTCGCCGTGGTTTTGCTGAACTGTAGAGCCACAATAACGTATACGACCCTCAAAATCAAGCGTTTGTGCCTTGTGAATATCGCCAAGCATGGCGTAATCAAACTTCTTAAAAATAGATAGCTCGTGCTCGCCGTGTTCCATCACCCAGCCGATATCGGTCTTACAATTGGAGATAGAGCCGTGATACATCGCAATATTAATTTTGTTTGTATCGGTAGGGTCAATCCAGTTGTCTTCATCGAACACTGAAAGAACATTGAAGCAAAGCTCAGAAGTGGCGTGAAACTCACCTGAGTTCTTAAAGAAATAGATATTCGGATGCTCCAGTGCCTGAATGATCGGTGTGATCGCGTCTTGACGGCTGCTGTTCTTTAGATTACCATCGTGATTACCTGGAATAATAACAAGTGGCGCGATGTCCGCCACGTTCTTCATAAACTCTGTTGCGAGTTCAAAATATTCAGGTGATAGCTGTGTCTTTGTGTGTGCGAGATCGCCACAATGAACGATAAAGTCAGGCTCTTCTTCTGCCAGCTTCTCGTAAAGTTCCTTGAAGATAATACGATACTCGTAATGATACTTCAGATTTTTAATATGCGTGTCCGCAATGTGTGCAATTTTATACATACAACCCCATTAAATATTTGCGATAGCTTGCTCTAACAAGTAATCGCTTTCAACTACAGCAGTAGCTTTTTCTTTTCTTTTCAGAAACTCTTCTCGTCCCATTTCAGCTATATCATCATAGCCTCTAGTATCTATTGTATACAATTCTACGCCATAATTCAAGAACATTTTTATAATTCTTTGCTCTTTCTTAACAGCGTCTGGGTCAAGTGCCAGAAAAACTGGTGTGTCGTTTTGAACAATCTTTATAAATAACTTAGAGTTAGAGCGCAATGTAGAGCCAAGAATAGGTACTGCATTTGGACCTGCTACAATGGCGTCAAACACGCCCTCAGTAATTATAAGGTCTGTGTCCCACTCTAAATATAGCTCGTTAAATATGACATCCTTTGAGCAAGGAGGGTTGAGGTATTTACGAGGATCAGAGGAAAATGCTCTTGCTATAAAATAATTTAGATCTCCGTTAATATCAAATGACGGTACGATCACTCTTTTAGCGTATCGACCCTCCATGCAATATCCCATTTTCCAATACAATATGTCATCTTCTGATACACCTCGTCTTTTTAAATAATTTAGAGCGGGTGTGGCAGATAGCGAAGGCTCGTTGTTTAGTGACGCAAATCCAGTTGGCATATCTAAATTTTCTGGTAGGATCTCTGATTTGTCATACTCTGCAAAAATATCATCAAAGTCTGTAATATTGACACGGTTTGTGAGTGTGTCCCATTCTTGTAGTTGATTAAAATCTCCAAAGCGGCGGACGATGCGACGAATATCTTTACCCGTCGTTTCGCAAATCCAGCACTTGTAGACATTCTTCTCGATATTGACTGACAGCTTTTTTTTATGGTGCTTGCAATACGGGCACGCAAAAAGGTGCTCGTCATTTGACCGATAGCTGTCGCCAAGGATAGCGGATATAATCTTAAACTTCTTCTGCATAGACTTACTATAACATAAAGTTTAAGTATCGTCAAGTAAAATTGGTCCAGCCAGAGCTACAACAAGTGCATCAGCACGATCATCGGTGCCGGGTTGAGGGTTTCCGTGTCGTGTCATACTGTAAGAGAAGTCCTCTCCAAACTTTTCAGACATTCGCTCGATAATAAAGTTTTTCTTTTCTTTTGCTGGAATTCCTCTCGGCACTTTAATACCAATCTTGGAGCGGGCAGAGGTCGGATTGATTAATTCTGCCTCCATCTCAAAGACAATATTCACAACATAGCAGCACATTCCGTTGAAACGCTGGAGTGTCGCCATTGTAAACGCAGTTGTCTTGCCGCCTTTAAACATCATAGCAGGTTGCTCCACGAAAACATCGTAAACAACGTGCTGCTCGTTTATTTCACGCATTCGCTGTTCAAATATTTCAGCGCGTTCCTCCAATGACATGTTTGATTTAAACTTTAACACTTCGCTTATGATTATATTTTCTCTATCGAGAAGTGCAATGCCTATTTTGGAGGAACTTATGTCAAGTCCCAGTATTTTCATATTAGATATCTAATTTCATCTTTATAGTATACTCTAAATCTTCAGTCTTTTTAACTGGCGTTGCAAGTTTTGCAATACCAATTAAGTTTTTGTTCTCGTCGTAGATTGCGACTGATGAGATATATGTTGTCTTCTTGAAATCCGCGTAGGGATCCGAGTATGAGGAAGAGACAATATTTTTAATTGTTAAGTCGTTTGGCTCAACATATGCATTAGAGGCAGTCATTGGTGTATTGCCTTGACCATATGTTTTGTATGTTGGGTTGTTTGAATGATTAAACTCCCCTTTTTGAGCGTGAGCTAACATTGTAATTGTTTGAGTTTCTGTTTTGCCTTTAAACTTAAGTCCAAAACTGGAGGAAACAACACTAGCCATTGCTAAACCATCATTGGCTCCTGCTCCAAAATAAATCCACTTTGGTTTCAGAACTGGTGAACCAGTGTATTTTTCTCCAGCGAATCCAGCATAAGGTCCAGTTGCCAAGTCCCAACTTCCAGTTAGTAATACAAAACCCTCTTTGTATAAAACCACGCCAGCAACAGATCCTGAGCCCGTGGAGCCCTCTGGTCCAGTTTGAATTAATTCGCCGTTTCTTCTTTCGTCTTGTAATTGACCTATTAGGTTTCCACTAACAAAGAATTTTAAGTCCAGAGTACCCTTTTCAATCTTCGAGCCAAAAATAATGGAGGGTATACTTATAAGATTTACATCCTGTGTGCCCTTGTCTCCGAGAGAGCCACTAAACACATAGTGTTTGCTTAGTGTTTGATAATAGTTTAAAGTATTGTATAGTGAATTAAGATGATTGTTTGATCCAGTTCTGTCAGTTGCAGTGGAGGCAAAGAACTCTCGCACAATACTTGAGGACATTGGATATGATCCTGAAAGTTCATCGCCATAAACAAACTCTCTAAACTCTGTATTTGTAATTGTTTTAAAAGACGATAAAGATCCGCCTTTTGTAATAAATGGATAAATCTTCTCGCCGCTTGAGCGATCAACGTTTAATTCATATAAGCTAACATGTCCAGTTGGAACATCACCAGCGTTTGAAACAAAAGCTCCGCTAATGGCTCCGCGTCCGTTAAGATAAATTCTGCTGTCGTGGATTACAAAATCATACTCTGGATTCAACTCCAGGGTGTTGTGAAATATATCATTGCTTTTGAATTTTTTGTATGCCATTCCATTGCAGATGCTTTAGTAATCTAAACGAACTCGAATTGTAAGTTCTGTGTTTGGATCTTTCTTCAGCGGTTCTGAAAGCTTGGCAACAGCAAGTAATTCATTGTCAGATGAATAAAGTCCAACGGTCGTAATATAAGAAACAGGGTTGTCCGAAGTTGTGTTCTTGACACGAATTTGACTTGAATCTAAGTAAGTTGGGTTAGAACTATAGTTGAATTCGTTGTTGTTTGCTCGGCAGAAGTAGATTGTTGAATTTAATTCTACTGTGTTGTTAAATGAGACATCTTTAATTCGGTTTCGAATTGAAGCCGCCATAACATCTATCGTAGAGCCAGTCAAAAGATTTCCAAAGGAAGCGGAGGGAAATCCTGGTCCCAGATTCGTACAATCAAGAACAGCACCTGCGCCGCATGAACCAGATTCAAAAACAGATCCACTAAAAACAGCGATACCTGCTTGGTAATAGAGAAGCCCTCGTCCAGAATTGGTATTTGGTGTGGCAGAAGAGGTATAAAGAATTGCATACTCACCGGCTGGTGAGTTTACAAAATAACTACTTGCCGCACCGTGGTCACCAAGGGTTAATGGACTAATATTTGCGTTTGGCGACACCGAGGAGGGTGTACCACCTGTTAAAAACGTAATCGAAAAACTACCTTTTTTGATTTCGTCTTTGCTCAGTAGTCTGGAGAAATTAATAAAAAACACTTCGTCCAGCTTTGTTCCACCACCGGCAATATCGCCATCTTGGTCAAATCGTTGAATATTACCTGTAGAATCGTGACCCACAAGGACAGCAGCCATTTGATTATAGATATTAATCTTTTTGGCGTTTTGAGTGGCAGTAGAAGAGGAGTGGGCTGAAGTAGAAGAATATCCAGCAGTAACATCAATAATATGGTTTGCAGAAGAACTCAGAAAAGGATAGTCAAATGTAGATTCAAACATTCCGTGAGAAAATGTTTTAATATTTTCATCACCATAAGTTCCAGAAACAATTGTACCTGTTAGTGGAATCGCCTCGTGAAGCAAAGTCCTTGTGTTAGTAATATCATTTGCTGTTAACGTTTTAAATGTGGTAGCCATGTTTAAGTCCTATATTATTGTTGTTTTAAAAATCTGATTGGAATGTCTACTCTAAATCCAGTTGTCGCACCTGTGATTCTAATTGTTGTGTCAATATGATACAGGTCAACATCGCCAGAGCCTGGGTTGATTGCACTTGTACTTCCAAGTTGTGTAAACAAGTAGGTGCTAGAATTCAAGTTTGTTGAACCTCCGACCAATAACGACAAACGATACCCAGCAGGTCCGCTAAGAACAGCGCTTTCTTGTAGTGGCGCAATGCTGAAATAGTTGTTGTTTGTTGTCAAACTTAAATAGTAGCTGGCAATGTTATCATCATCAATAAAAGAGGGAGTAGCCTGTGCTCCGCTGGTGGGATCTGCTAAAAAGCCAAGGCGATTATCGATCTCGACGATATATTGTGTTTCCACAAGATCCGCGTCTAAAGAAACCTTACCAGTTGCTCCAAGGGCATTACTAACAATTCCTTGATCAAAAAGCAATCTTCTTTTGTCGGTGGTGTTTCTGTTAAGCTCTGCGCTATCAATAATTCCTGCTATAAGATTGCTGCTGCTATCTTTCAAGGCATCAACAGTTCTTTGATCAACTGCAACAGAGACGATATTATTTGTTGAATTCACAGCAATACCATCGGTAGCGTTATTTCTAATTTCTGGGAGATATAACAAGTTAGTCCTTGAAACAGACAGTAGTTTAGATTTTAACACTGAGGTGTTGTTTGTAAATGCTTCTAAAACTGGTGATTGTAGAATTTCCACATCAAAGTAAGCGGAGCCACTTGGATGATTTTTGTCGTAGAGCGCGTAGTTAATCTCGTCGTCTCCGAGAGCAAATTTTGTAATATTAAAAGAGCCGTCGCCTTTTGCTAAACGAAGTCTCCCTGTGTCTGTCAAAACGGCGTCAAGAATAATATCGCCTGAGTTGTCAAGAAATGCCATAGTTAATTATACCTCTTTCGTATGTAAATAGTTTCCAATAATATTAAAATACCAATTTTGTTTTTATAGTCCATAGGGATTGAGTTGTTTTTGTATCTGCTCTAAATTGTTACTATCAATGCCCCCATCTTGAGCAGCACTTGCCACTGGACCTGCCTCTTCTTGTTGTACACCTGATTGGGTTATATCCGAACTAACTCTGGTGCGAATATCTCCAACTTCTTTATCCTGTGAAACAAGACCATCTCTCGTGAGATCAGCACCAGCACCAATTTGTTCAAGAATTGAAGTTGTTTCGGATTCTGTTTCAACTCCTCCCATCGTCATCTGGTCAAATCCAGTTTTAGCGATTGCGGCTGTGTTGGGCAGTTCAGTAAGTGGTGCTTCATCTGTATTTTTAATAAATTCGGTTTTGCAAGTAAAATTAATATCAAACTTTTTGCCAGAGTTTTTTGATGTAATCCTCATTTTAAATCTTTTGTCCCATACAGATGTATCTGCTCTGCCAACTACAACGCTGTTTGCAAGGAAGGCAGAACTTCCATTGCCGTCTGGAAAAGTTTCCTCATAATTAATCATGCTCTGAATAAAGTTTGGATTAATTTGAAAGTATCTCTTAAATGATTTTGTAGTTTTCACATTATTATATTCGATGTCTCCAAATTGATATATTGATTGGTTAAAGAAGATCATACCATCATACTCTACAAGTTCAATTACATAAACATCGGTTGGGTTAGAGCGGTTATCGTGGACATCTATAGACCTAAAAGTATAATAATATTTTGTATTTGGAGAAATATTATCGATTAAAGATACAGATGTGGCATAGGCAGAAGACACAGTTGTTAATAACTTGTTACTGAAGCTACTATATGATAACGGTGGGTCCATAGACCTGTAAACTTCAAACTTACTAACAGGGTCATCTGACTCATATAATATTGGATCTTTACCAGTTAAGCCCCTTGCTTCACGATATTGCTTTGCAAAGCTATCGTCGGCGCTTGTAATGATAATTGGATCCAATTCATAACTGCCTATATTGGCGCTTAAGTTAATTAACACACGATTGTTTACACCCTTAAATGGCACAATATTAGCATTAGGAAAAACGGGTGCGTTGTCTAAAATTCTAACTGTTTGATTAAAAATAGGAAGTCTTGCAATTTGAAGTGAAGGTTCAAATGTCACACCACAAAGTGTTTTATAACTGTCGCCTTGTTGGAAAGAACTATCCATAGGTTCGTAATTAAAATTATAATATTTATATTTGGTTCCAACAATAAGTTGATGTGCGTAAATTTGATATGTGTATTCAGTATTATATTTTACTTGTGTGTCAACATATTTCATAATGTCTAATTCTTCAGCATTTGCAACAAAGATTCTTTGAGGAGAAGTACCGCCAGTTCTAACAATTTCATACATTATAGCTTCATTATATGCCTCTTCACCAGCAAGCATTTCTTCAAAAGTTCGAAATCTCTCGTTGACAATTTGTGAAATTTTGCCAGATAAAAGTAGACTTTTTAATGTCTTTAAAAATGCACTACAATCGTCGGATGTTTCAGCCGTGTTGGGGTCAACACCCAGCAATACTGCTATAGAACTAAAATTTGGATCAATATCAATACTATTGGATGAAAAATAAGCATCCAACCAGCATGATATATCTACAAGAGCAACATTTTGAGCACCAACTTCAGTATTTATAAGTGTGTTATCGTTGTTATAGGTAACAATTTCTGTTGACAGTGTAAAGTTTAAACTATTTGATGCCGCTGTAGATACAATATTGCCTGGATATGCAATGTTTTGATCCATAACGTGCTTAAACAAGTCGTCTGTCATTCCTGTTTCTGTGGCTGATATCATAAAAGGACCAGTTGCTTCTGTGGAAAACTCAATGTCATTTAATAGCGAATATAAATCATCTGTATCTGTGACCTGTTTTACAGCGGGTACAGACGATTTTGGGATTCCAATGTTTTGAAATTTTTCTGTTATGTCATATCCCTGCTGATCTTTAAGCGCGACTACGTTAGTTACATATCTGTAGTCCATACCTAAATCATGTAGTTGTTGTTGAAGTTGAGAGCCGTCTCTTGTAATGTTTGAAAATTGGTTTTGTAATTGATATTCACTAATATTCTCAGAGGCAATATAGTCTTCATAACTTTTTACAAAAAAGTTGTATATTGGCTTTACTTTTCCATAAGCTGGATTGTTAATTGCATTTGCAAATCTTTCCATTTCTTCATCGTTAAATAAAGAATTTATTTTAACATAATGATCAGTATATGTTTGTGTTGTGTCAACAATCGCAGATGATCTGTTAAGACCCGTATAACTGTCTGTTCCTCCGAGCATTAGAACTTCCCACGCAGTTCCGAGTTTTATTGTGTCACTGGGCTCAGAGTTGTCTATAAAATTAACACTCTCAATAGCAAATGCTTGTTGATATTTATTAAAGAAAGAGCAGTCTTTCTTTGCAAGGCTAATATCACCGCTCGACTGATATGTTGTTATTTCTATTGGGGGTCCAGTGGGCGTAATTTTAATTGGTGCGGGACCATAATTTTCTATATTTTCGTTATTAAAAAATGCCAGTTGCTCATTTGAATCTAAGCTGTAAAAACTTCTGTATTCGGCACGAAGAGTGTCGGAAATATTTGCTGGTCTTGTAGAGCTTACAGTTCCATTTCCAAAAGTCGCATTAAACAACAATGGTTCTGATATCGTAGCATATAAAGATGATTCAACGGCAGTAATTGTTTTTCCAAGATACGCATTTTGTTTCTTTTTATATTTATCTTGTAATTGTTGTAGTTCTTCGTCTTGAAGTGCTTCGCGGACAGTTTCAGGGGTTGCCTGTGCTAATGCCTCCATAGCCTTATCGGCTAAGTTTTGAGATTCAGTATTTGTGTTTGTTTCTGATGGAGTCTCTGATAAAGTTTTAGACGACTCTTCTGTTGTCCCTTCTTGTTCTACGATGTCATCACATTTTTTAATCGCCATTGTTTTTTAACCTATAATAGTTCATCTGCTCCGCCGCCTGGGGAGCCGGTTGTGCCTTGAAGAGCAACATCTGGTCCAAGTTCGCCGGTTGAAATCAGCGCGTTGTGTTCACCAAAAGCAGTAGAGACACCGCCGTAGCTTTTGCCGCCTCTACCTCCGCTGTTTGACTTTGGTTCAAACAAAGCTTGCAGATCAACACCACTTCTGTCAAGGTCTCCAATATTGTTAACTTGGGCACTAACAGAGGCTGGGGCTCCCAAGCTCGGTCTTCCCTCTAATGTTAATTCCGCCTCTTCAAGCTGGAGTCCAGTGAGTGGGCGCATGAAAAAATAAACATCAATCACTTCTTTTTTACCCTGTTGTCTCTGTCTACACAAATAATAAGTATTTTCTCGATCAAAAGCCATTGTCAAGTCTCCAAGCTTTTTAACTTCAAACTGTTCATTTCTCATAACATATGAATTATCAGTAACGTTCGAACCCTGTCTTGAGAAAGTTGTTAGCACTTCAACTTGTGTTTTAAGTTCTTCGGCGTTTAAAGTATCGACATCTTCGGCAACGACACCTTCTTTAACTAATGCAGATGGCATGCCAAACTGTCCATAAGTTGCAAGCGGGGCGTTCAAGTTTTCTGCAATACCAGTCTTTTTTAAATCTTTAGGGCTTAAGTTTTTAGAGTTTAAATTTTCACTATTGTTTTTAGAATTTTTACCAGTATAAGCTGACGATTCCGTTTTCTTAGTTCTACGGTTCGATCCAAATCTGCTATTTTCAATAGATGGCAATATATTAACAACTATGCCTTGAGCTTCAGCAGCTTGGGGAGTCCCGGTAAAAATAGAATTTATTGGATTAATTTCTGTCACCGAGGCGTCTGCAAGATCACTTGCACTATAAATTCGAAGACCTGGAGCACCTGGGTTTCTTCGTATTGGGCTAATATTATCTACATAAGTATCGTTGATAAATCTTGCGCCAATCGTATGGTCAAATGTTTCTTTTATCTTCATTGTTGTTTCTTTTAAATAAACACGGGCTGGAGGTGGAACTTCTCTTGTTGCTTCGACTCCCACACTATTAGAACCAACACTTAAAATATCGCTAATTTGTGCAATTAAATCAGATAGCATTTTTTGAAACATTATAATTCCATCAACCGACCCATTTGTAGGATTAATATTTCTATTAATATTATTTACAATTGATTCCCTGATCGTGATTCCGCCGCCATAGGCAACTTGTGTATCAAGTTCAACAAAATAATCTAAAGCGGTTGTGTAAGAATCAATAACGGTTGCTAATCTTGAGGAGAGTCCAGCACCAGAGGGATCATCCCAAGCACTAAGTGTCTGTTGTCCGAATGTTGTGTATTTCCTTGTCTTCCAATCGTAAACACCAGGAATTTGTGTAAGGTTTACATATTCGTTATAGCTTGACAGTGATAAATCAATGTATCTTATTATCTGATTTAAAATTGTAGTAAAAGCTGAGACTGCTTCAATTTCAACACTGTATTGAAAATCGCCATCGGTGTTACCTTTCAGTCCGAGATCAACTCCCGTAAAGTGTCTTACTAAAGAAGTGTCACTGGATTGCCGATTTGTTAAGACTACATCAATTTCCTTAATGTTGTTATCACTCAATGAGGTAACCACGGGAACTTCAATTGTTTCGCTAGATTGAACTTTATTTTTTACAGGTGAGCCAAGATGGTTTCGTGCTGGTCTTTCTTTTACCTGTCTTCTTTTTACGACAAACTTAACTAAGTCTGCATTTTGGATTAATTCAGCTTTTGCTGTAAGGGTCAAGGTTGAGATTATGTTTGCGAACTTGTCCTCTTGTAAAATAAACTTGCCATAATCAAAAGCAAAATAAAAACGTCCATTTCTAGATTCATCTTTTGTTATAAGAATTTCTGAAAAATATGAATTCTTGGAAAATGATTTGTTTAAAATATCACGTTGTTCTGGAAATTCATATTGAACACTTTTGGAAACACCTAAATCGGCAATAAGAACACTAATCTCATCGCGTATTCTAAAGTCTTGCACGTTGTTAACTGCTATACTATCCTTTGTTAAAACCCCATGGGGTATATCAGGCGTGTGAACTCTGCCTTCCATATAGATGGTGCCGCTACCAGGGTCGTGAACATGAATAGAATCATCCCAATAATCGCCATCTTCTGTTATAAAAGCTGTTAATTGTGACACAACAAGTGAATTATCAAGAACAACCTCGTCTTGATACCTACCAACAATCGTTTTAAATCCAGTAGGAAAGTTAATACTAACATCTGCCTCTAAAGCTTCAACATCAAGTTGGGCGAAAGAAAAAACTCGCAAGTAATCAAAAACACTGTCTTGATTAAAATCTCCAAACACATAATTGCAAAGCACTTCTGTAATATTTTGAGCGTTTAAGTATGTGGTGTCGAAGTCGGTGAGAGAATTCTTTATGGTGTAATATGGCTCTTGAGATTCTGGTTGTGGTAAAGAAAAATAATAATTCGTATCAGTGTAGTTCATACTTTCAAATTGGCTTATGTATTCTTCTGCCAGATCTTTATTTGTGAAAACAACACAATATACATTTATATATTCTTTAAAATCTAAAATACTATTGGCAGTTTGTATTTGAAGGGCGTCTCCTAAAATACTAAAATTGCCACCAGATGATTCAGAGTCTAAAACTTTTAGCTGAATAGAGACTTTTGGTGTTTGTAAAAAACTAGTAAAATTTCCATCTTTGTCTTGTTGAGTCCCTACATTTGACTCTTCAAGTGTCACTCTATCAATATAAATATTGGGAATTAAATCACCAAATAAGCCGCATGCGTTAGCCATTATGTATCACCACAATTGTCTGAGTCTTTTTGAGAATAAGGATTGACGACTTGATATTGCTGTTGGTTGTCAGGACAAATAAAATCTTTTCTTGCAAATTTGTATACATCCTCATCTGCCGAGGCTAAAATATTGCACACAAGAGCCGAATTTAATTCACCATCAGTTGATATCTCAAAGAAATAATCAGCAAAGCTACTATCAATATCAGAAGACGACAGCGATCTACCTTCTGTCTCATCAACTAAAATATCATTAATAATTAGTTCCGGTTCAACAAGTAGTTTTAATTGTTTTAATTCAGTTACTTTTGTAGTATTCTGAATTGATCCGTTTCCATCTACGTCTTCAATTTCAAATATTTCAATCTCAAAATTATCATTACCTTGTGGAACGTTTTCTTCTACAATTTGAAATATTAGTTTTCCATTTGTTGAGTCTTTAGTGACCGTAAAAAAAGAACCATCTTGAAAAGGACGCGGGGCACCTGTATCAATAATTGCATCGGGTTCTAATACTTGTTCCAAAATAGATTGAGGTATTGCCTCAATGCGACCTTCTTGAATATCTTGTACCTCTTGAGACGTGAGGGGTGTGCCAGCTTCAACGTGTACACGATAAATCATCTCAACTTCAATTTGTGGGATGTTTAAAACAGTAGCAGAGCTACTAAGAGTTAAAGTTGGACTTGTTGATCCAGTTAATATTTTACCTGACAATAAAGCTAAGTCCCAGGATGGAATTTTATCAATTCCCAAATCTGAATTACCTATTGGGTTAACTAAAACTTGTGATTTTTCTGCTGTTTGCTGGAGCATTAATTGAGCTAATTCTGAATCGCCGGAATTTTGAACCTCGACGGCGCGTGCCATATCATCTTCAATGCTATGGAAATTATGAATTATTTTTGTGTTTGGTGTATTTTCTTGAATTCTTGGATGAGTTTCGTTTTGTGTCTCACTAAACCCAGCATAATTGGAATCATAAATAATATTTTCATCATGAAAAGCATAGTAAACAGGCTTAAGTTTTCCCATTGAAAGTAAGAACTTTCCGTACTGTGTAAGTTGTAAGTCTATAACTTCTTCTTTTTTGTTAAAAAATTCCATGTCTTTATTAAATATTCGTTGTTATTGTTTTTAGAGAAAATCGCTCTTCTTTATTTGTCCAATGTTTTTAATTTCCTGTACAGAGTCACTAGGTTCCATTTCTGTAACTGCTTCTTCTTGTATTATAGTTGTTGTACTGTTGTTGTTTACCGATGTGGAAACTTTTTTAGTCGTTGGAATTGGAGACGCTAGCGCCTCGACAGCTTCAGCTTGAGCTTGAGCTTCAGGGGTCGATCCCATTAACGCCTCAACCATTGAATTATTTGAATCTACTTTTGTTACCACACCTGTTCTAACAAGCTGATTAGGATTGCTTGGATCAACTTGTGAAGCAATTGTTTTTGTTGTTTCGGTTGCAACTGTACCAAGAGTGTTTTGAACTCCTTCAGTTGTAAATCCGCTAGTAGCCTGGTCAGCGATTTGTTCGACCACTGTTTTAGATACTTTCTTGGTTGACAAGAATCCACCCTCGGGCTTTGTTAGTTTGGAAATATCAATATCCTTATCAACAGTTACGGCAACTGGTGTTCCAAACACAACATCCTCATCAATCTTAGCAAGCTCTACAAGCGAGAAGAAATCATATGGCCAGTTATAGCCGACAGTTTCTTCTCCATCTAAAGTCGTGGCACCTTTTGCTGCGCCGCCTGCAAGGAAATCTGTTTCCTGTACGCCTTGTTTACTTAGTGCTGCACCCAGACCCGCGCCTTGAAGGTCTTTAGGTATATCAGTTGTCGTATTTGAGCTAATCACTTTTTTATAATAATTTTTTTGCGCCTTTTGCTTAACTTTGAATACCATCCATTGAAGTTTATCTTCAACATCAGTCAATAATTCGTCGTTGCCAATCGAATGTGTAATTTCTTTTGTCTGCATAATTTCGCCTGTTTCAAGACCATTATTGGCATCAAAAGCTCTAGCAATACGAGGAGGTAAGTTTTGCCAGATATCAGTAAGATCTTCTTGATTAAGTGTGTGCTCAAATTCAAAAATATACATTGTAATTGGATCTACATCATCAGGGTAAGTTATAAAATCAAATGATGGCGGCATCACATATTTCTGCATTGATTCTACCATTTGTCTAATAGAATCTCCCGCCGTTATTGGATCTTCAGATAAGTCTGCTTGCGGACCTGAACTAAATTCGTTTATTGCGGTATCAATTTTTCTTCTATCGATCTCAAAGAAACTTCTCTTGTTATTTTCTTCAACAAATGGTACGACAACAACTGCTTCACGAATTGTTTTTGTAGGTGCAACTCTTCCTAATTTTTTAGATACGGGCTTGAAGCCTAAAAGATCTACAAGGCTTAAGTCAGTGTTTGGTGCAACTCCAACAGGATTTGTGAAAGACGGACCAGTTGCATCCCCTGGGGGTGATTCTACAATTACAGGTCTAAACTTTGGCTTATCAATTTCTAAGAAAATACCCTCTTCACCCTCGGGGAGCCTTCCATATTGATGCCACATACCAATTGGACGAGTATTCATTCCGCCAGAAACTGGGACGTAGAGGTCGTGGTCCGTAGTGTTTTCAATTACTGTTAGTCCAGCAGAAGATGATGCATCAATAAAGTTTAAAATTGGTGTTTCAAACTTTGCTTGAATAGCCCAGCGATCACCGCCTGTTAGATCAACATTTTGAAATTTGAATAGATCTTTTGCACTTACGCGACCAAGCAGATTTACTGATGCTGAAATTTGCATAGAATTTGTCTCTGCCCTGTTTTCAACTTGGAAACTAGAAGTTTGGAATGTACCGGGACCGCCCATAGGACCAGTTCCCGCTAGGGCACCCGTGGCGTTCCAATTTGGGAATCTATGGTAAGACACTACTACTTGTGATTGAATTTCATCAAGAGTATATTTTTTGGTTTCTGTTGGAGTAAATTCAAAGATAGCATATGCACCGCCGTGATAATAAGGTGGTGTAAATGGTCCATTAATACCAAAATTACTTCCACCGAACGAAGAACCACTTACTTGAAAAGCCGATTTTCCTGTTGAGGTCGGCGCGACTGAATTGCCGTCAGCGTAAGTCGTGCCGGAAAGCGCTCCCATAACTGGCGGTCCAAAAGCAGAGGGGCGACTATACATAACCATATTATGTTCCCCGCGACCGGCGTCATATGGGTATTTTTGAATATCTGGATCATATTGATCTGAGCCGACTATAAAAGAGCGCCTTAAACCAACTTTCATTGTATACTTGCGATTTGCCTTTGCCTTTTGAAAATTTTCTTCTGGACTGGAAACAAAAGATGTAAAGTTTTGATCTTCCAAAAAGAATTCTGGTATTTCTGCTAAAAAGTTGTTCATAGCAAGTTTAAATCTTTCATCGCCATTACCATTCCAAGAAGCGGTGAGGGGAAGTGACGCGCTAAAATGAGGTTCCATATCAAAAAAATTTATTTTTGCAATGTGGTCTTCTGGTGAGGCTAAAGCTTCAAATGGAACTCGGTAATCAAAATACTCGTTATCAATATAATAATCTTCACCACTTTTTTCGAACCCAATCTTAAGACCGCCACCCGCTTCCAGTCCTTGTCGAACTGAAGAGGTAAGCAACACGCTTGATGTTAACACAGGATAATCAACGGCGATACCAGATTTTATTGTATTAAATAAAACACCAGGAGCAATCATAGGTGCAAAGAAGGGACGACAGGCTGCTTGGCGCTCGTCATCTTCAACGGCGACCTGGCTGAACGTTCCGCCGCCGCCTCGGGTGCTCAAGAAGCCGCGTGTTAATGTAAGGTTCGAACCATAAGACCCAGAAAACAATCTTGAAAGCTGAACGGTTCTTAAAGCAGGATAAAAGCCATCGTAAGGTAGTAATTTTAATAATGCTTTACAACGAACAGTAATCAGACCTGGGTTTTCTGGCAAATTTGTTTTTGTTGCTACATCGTTCTTGACAACGCCAAAATATTTTGTAAAGTCAGAATGGCTATAAATTTTATAAAAATCATCTTCACCACTTGAAGTAACGTTTGCAAGTGCTCCCGTAAGATTGAATAATCTTGTATCATTAAACTTATCAACGGCGTTAAGAAGGTAGTCTTCCATTCGCTCGCTCATTCGATATTCTGGCAAGATTGAGTAATCTTTTCCAATAACCCTCATCTGCTCTGCATAAGCAGCGTATGAATCATAGAATGGGGATTTTCCAGATTGCCTTCCAGCATCCCAAGGAGCATCTCCAGAAAACTGAGTTGCGCCGGTATGTATGAGGGCGTTGGTTGGTGGCACTAATGGACTATTTTTTAACCTAACGGATGAACCTGTGGTTAGACCATGAGGTCTACTATAAAGGCAAGAAGCTGTAATCAACATGAGTCTTCCGCTGTACCATCCACTTTGATCGGGACCGGGTGAGGCGGCGTTATTTTGGTCGCGACCAGCCCAAAAAATACAACTTACATTTTGTAATAATCCGGTCCCACTTCCACTAGCTGCGTCAGCGGTGGGTTGTATACCTCCTGCGCCCGTGTTGCCATCGGTTCCACCCCAAACATCATGTGCCGCTGTTTTAACACCGGGAGACCTTGTGTTAACAAAGTCAAGACGGGCATCAAGTGGCCATAATGAACTAGTATATGTTCCTTCAGCGAGACTGTGTTCTCTAAACCCAAAGCCCGAACCTGTTAGGGCTACTTTTCTGTCAATCCTTTTATCTCTCCAGAAGTCGTTCTTAAAGGTTGTTCTTTGATTATTTCGTCCGCGATAAGTGTTGTTTTTTGCTGGGTAAACTTGTTCAGAATAAACCAAATTAACAAGTTGATTGCCATCTTCAGCGAACATTGAATATACATTGTCTGCGGCTGATGTGTCATTTTCTGTAAGTCCAAGTTTTTCATTTAATTTAGAATTAAAAAAGTTTACTTTTTGACTTGCAAAAGGTGCTTTGATCTCGGCTGGAATTCCAGAAACCTTACCATTAAACTCTAATGGTTTGTATCCGGTGGCTACAACTGGTTCTGAAAATTCTAATATTGTTCGATCTTGTGTTAATCGGAAAGTTGGAACACCGATTTTACCTTGAGGTTTTAGCGGCGTAAATCCAAATATTTGAACGTTATTTTTATTGCCATCCCATTCATATCCACGATACTTACCTTTTGCTCTTAAAAGTGCGCTTCTTTCGGTATCAGGGTCAATAATCGAAATTGAATTGTTTGCACGCATTTGGCGAACAATTGGGTGATATCTGTTGCTTACCTGTCTCCACGATGAATACCCATAAGGACCATTTCGATTTAGCATTAATGCATTAAAAATATTACCCTTGTTTCGTAATCTTTTGTGCCCCGTGCCAGTAAGAGTAAAAGTACCACCTGGGGCACTGGTAGCAGTGTCAAATGGTTTTACAGTATAGGCAAACAAGTTGTCAGCAGCATTGGGGTCAGATGCTGTTAGGATATTAAACGAAGAAGTTGTTTCAAACATTGTTGCATTTGTGCCAACAAAGTCAATAAAACTGGGTGAGCCAGCGCCGGTGCTTGTAAGAACTTCTGATGCGGATAAAAAGGTTATCGCGGGCTGGAATGCATTTGTTCCAGAAATAAAGCCTGATCTTGGAACATGTCCAAAGAAAGAACCTGTATTTGAAATCGACGCAGTAATCCAAGAATATTGTTTGGCATTTCTTGGGATTGGGTGCTGGATATAAAAGTTGTCGCGAACAGAAGCAGTGCCATATAGAAATTGAGCGTCAGAAGTTGCATCAATATCTCCCTCAATTTTAAACCCTGTGTTTCTGTGAACTTTATAAAACGATGGGGATGTATTGTATGTGTTTGCAACAATTGATCCGTAAGTTGCATCCGAGCCAAAGCGACCTGTATGAAGTGATGCAAGGGTGCGAAGACCACGACGATGACCAAGGTGATCTGTTACTCTTATAGAGCCGCCGCCAACGAGGTCAGATCGTTCACCAGAACCAGAGCCTCGCACCGAAAGGTTTCGGAAAGGCAATGTATTATACACCGATTTTTCGGCTGCCGCAACATCAAGGAAGCCAAGAGTGTTAATCTCTGGACCGCCTGGGGCAGAGAACCGCTCGACAATGACGGCATCTTGCTTAGTTCTTTCTGGCAAAGTGAACACAGTTGGTTTTGTAACACTTCCAGCCGGGATTGTTCCATCTTTTGGCTCATAAAGATTTGAATTTCTATTAAGACCCTTAATGTATGGGCTCGCACCAATAGTTGTTGTGCCCGGAATAAATGTATTACCACGGCTTCTAACACTATTATTTGGTCTTATTCCAATTAAAGTATGAACATTTGTTGTTTTAGGATTATTTGTCTTAAATCTATCTGGCAACAAATCAGTTTGCCCGTCGTTAAACCAGAAGTTATTTGTGCTACGACCAGAAGTTTGTACAACTTGATAAGTTTTTTCATAGTTTCCAATCGCTCCAAATTGAAGTGTGCCCGAAAGCACAGTGTCAGCCGAAGCGGTTGTCTGTAAAATATTGCGAATGTTAACAGGACGTTTTGCTGTTTCTTCACGCCACCACCAAGCACGTTGTCGTGTTGGATCTGGGTAAGGACCGCCATAGTCGGGTCCAGTTAAACCAATAGCGCCAAGACCACCTGGACCGCCACCAAGGAGAAGTCTCCAAGCTTCTGGGCGTGTAAATTGTCCATCGAGATTGTTTGGTCCAGCAGCGCCGTCTCCTCCGATGCGGTTGGCGTCAAAGTTATTAATTCTAACATGTCTGTGCTGGTGCCCTCCGACGTATTTCTCTGTAAACGGACCCTGCATTGGAGTCTCGTTTCTATCGCCATATGCATCAGAGTGAAGGTTGACAAGTTGTGAGTTTGCCAAGAAGTTGGCTTGCACACCTGCGTTATATCCACCAATGTTAGATGATGCGGACAAAATATTAAATGGCATCGCAATCTCGCCCTTGACACCATCGAGTGAACCTGAATCATATGCTCTTCCATTTCTTGTGCCAAAAGAGTATTTTTTCTTTTGCAGTTCTGGTGGTGCAAATTCGTCATTACAGTCTTTTAGTAATGTAACATTTACATTGTAAGCATTAAGCTCGTTAAGTGGAAGACCAAGTGATGACACAGGTCCGTGAGGGTAATTAATTCCTCTATAAAAATTGGTTTTCTTGTTTTCGGAATAGTTGATGCCACCGTGGAGTTGTGGTCTTTTACTAACACCAAATCGATAAGGTGTATTAAATTTGCGATTTAATACTTGTAGTGAAGCGCTTAAAATACTGTTTCTATTATTATCAACGTTGGCATCACCACTGCTAATTGGATCGTCATCTCTTTCGGCACGCTCATTCCAATAAAAACAATTATCTGATTGTAAACCAGAAATTGGTCTATGCCCGTGTTCCCAATCATAAAGGTGTCTGTTGACCGTAACAACACCTGCTTCCGGGTCTGAGCCGGAGAATTCAAGTGTAGGGAACTTAGACCAATATTTGTTTCTTTCTAAAATATGGCTTTCTACAATATTGTCAATACCATCGCTAAATTGTGCTGCTGCTGGAACAAGTTGCATTAGCATCGTTTCGAGAGTCGAATCAATCCATTTGTAGAACTCAACAAACTTATCTAAATCTGGAGTGTTACCAACTCTTTCAAAGAAGAATTGACGTAGATATTCCATGCTCTTATAGCTCTGTCGATATCTGTGAACAGGTTCGCCAATTAAATTGTTAAACTCTGCAATGGAACCAAAATAATTAATAATTTCATCAGAAATGACCTGATACATACTTTTCTCAAACGCATAGTATGTTTTAGTGGGTCTAGTTTCCTTTGTAAAGACCTCAGTCTCCTCCTGATTTAATACGCGAATGTTGTCATCACCATTTACAACCTCGGGAAGCTGCTGCTTTCCAGAGTATATAAATACGTTTTCTGCTGAACCAGTTGAATTAATTCGGAAGCCGTCGCCACGACCAGTATGCTGATACTTAAGAACCTTGCCAAGCCAGTTATATCTGCCGATTAAATCAAGAGAGCCAGAAGTAACATCTTCAACAACAAACTTGCCATCAAAAGTTGTTGGAGATCCACTTCCATTATCAGAGCCGGTTACTGTTTGAAAGTCCCAGTAAAGAGCAAGTGATTCAATTTCTGGCACTTGAACATTTGGTAAATCAGCTTCTTCAATATAGGCGTCTCTACCAGGGCGCAATAGTCCAAAGTTATCTGGATCGATTGCGTGGGTTCTCATAGTTTCGTCATCAATATAATCAAACCAATATCGACAAGACGTAACTTTAACATCACTATAATGAAGTGTCGAGCCAGTAAAGTTTGTATTGTGTGACCCAACAAAAACACGTTTTGGTGAAATTAATAAATTTTCTGCTGCCTGTTTGCCAATCGAGCCTGTAATTGTAAACTCATTAATTTTTCTATCGGCAATGTAATTTACACCATAAAATTCAAGCACATAGTTGTTGTCTACAGCCCCGCTAGCAAATGATTGGGGGTAGCCCAGGGGCTTAATTCTTACGGCAAAATTCCACTTTTGATTTTCATAAACGTTGTAATATTGAGAACTTGTAAGCTCTGGAATTGGAAACGGAACTGACGACGAAAGCATAAACTTAACGTCTGAACCAAGTTTTTCATCGCGAATTGCAAAAACTTGGAAGTTGGCATTATCTGTTGCTGCCCAAGTTAAATCAGTTTCAGTTGGAGAATTTGCTCGTGCCTGATGCATACCAAACAAAGAAGCAGTTAAGTATGGGAATTCTTGTGACGCAGCGTTTTCAAGTTGTCTCGGTATCTTTCTGGGGAATATTACTTCGGCTTCGAGAGTTAAAGGAAAGCCGTCTTCAAGTGTTAAGCCCGCTCTACCAGATCCAGAAATGTGAGATACACTATTTGGATTTGAAGAATCAGCATATTGATATACTGTGCCTTCAAAATTATCTTGATGATTAAAATTAATTGCTTTTGAGCGAACACTATCTGCTCTGCGATTTGTTTTAAATTTATATACCTCATTGTCAGCATAAGCATTAATACGAATAACATCATCGCCAATTCCAAAACATCTAATGAGGTTTCTGAAAGATTTTTCAGTTCCCTTTGCTTTATAAATGTCAGTGAGGTTGTTGTAGATGTTGTTATAGATAATATTTTTTACCGTATACAACTCCTCTTCAAATTGTTTTGTATCATTACGATTTCTGTAATATTCTAAAAAATGACCATTTTGAAATAATTCTGGTGCGTTCAAGCCAAAAGAATCAACTGCTCTTTTTCCGTATGGATAAAGTTTATGTAATTTATTGGGCTGCCCATCAAGACTTACGCTGCTGCTTGGATAAGAAGCCATATTAAACTTGGGCAGTTCTCCAATCAACAAATCAAGATCATCAAGATAGCTTGACATTATCTGTGTCAATTTTTTAATGTTTCCAGTTGTTCCATTGCCCTCATCTTCTTCAATGATCCAAGCTGGAAGCGAGAAAAATAAAGAAGAGTTGTTTGAATAATCCCAATAAGATCCTGAAGCTTGCAATTCTGCCCGCAAATTATAAACATCTGGATGATTGCGGCGGACAATTACATCAAGATCCTCTGTTCCCACTGAGGCAGAGTTAATAGCTGATCCTGTGTTTCGGGCATTCGAACTTGGATATCCTGTCCATGTTCCGTTTGAGATACGACCAGAATAGTCAAGTACAACACTATCAGTCGTAGTATCGGTGGTGACCCCCTCATTAAATTTAAAATAAACACCTAAGTCGAGGTTGGCTGTGTCAGTATTTGTACCACCGCCGAGATTACTCGTAAAATAATTTCTCTTAATTTGTTTTTCGGTTCTTCTCGCTTTCCAAAAGCGGAACTCGTCAAGAGAACCAGAAAGCTTACCAGAGCCTAAATTTGCAAAGGATTCGCCTGAAGGATTAAACGTACCTGTGACCAATGCACCAATGTTTGCTTCCAAGTCTTCACGGATTTCACCAATATTCGAACCAGTTGTTTTCGTCTCGATCAGTGATCCGTTGACATATAATTTTGTTTCAATGTCGGTGCCACTGTTGACAAAACTAAACGCATAATGTTGCCAATCAGAGAATGAGTTCAGATTTAGCGTAGAGCCAATCTCAACAGAGGATGTGCTTAAACCAACCGTACCTGATAAAACCGTGACCATAAAAGGAGAGGATGCACGAGTACCATCAAGTTCAATTCTTAAGCGTCCGTAGTCAGCGCTGGATGATACTTGCCCGTTCCACATGTCAAATACAACTTGCTTCTCCGTTAAAGCAGTATCCAAAGATCCAGTTTTTAACCAAAATTCAACTGTAACACCACGATCTAAATTAGTTTGCAGATTTGTAGATCTTTGAGCAGAAACTGGTCCGCTTGAACCTGTAACTGTTTCATCAAAAATGTTTGATTTTGTATCAAATACATCAGCTAATGAAGCGGTGCCGAGAGATGAGCCAAAGGTTGAATTTGGTCCACCTTTAATATTAATATATTCGTAATTACTGCTCGCAGGCTGTCCGTATCCATTTACAATACTACCTGCTAATGTTCCCCAACCGTCGCTGGCAAATACAGCATAGCCTGTTGACTTTGGGTACTTGTTGTCTAAGATATAAAGATCAAGAAGTGTAGCATCTTTTTTCCACTCCAATCTTTCTTTGAGTGATCCATCGTAAGGATACTCATCATAAATGTATTCAAGAGATCTTAAATAATATTCCTCTGCCGAACCGTATTTAGAGAAATTTGCTGGATCACTAAAATCAATGTGTGGCTCAACGCGAACAACATCTTCATTGTATTCTGCGATGTATTCTGGAGACTCAACATCCTCTGATATTTTTTCAATACTTGAGGATGCAATGACTTGTGAACTTCTATTAAAAAGATCCTTTATGGACATATTATTCCTCTACTCTAAATTTGAATATATCAGGGTATTCATTCCAGCTTTGTGCAGCATCATCATAAAAAGCAAATTTAATTCCGTAAGCATAACCTGCCTGTAACATATCTATGTCAAGATCAAAATAGCTTCCGCTAACATCAAAAGATAATTCTGTATGCTTATCACTTCCGGTGCCAAACGGGATAACATCTAAATTATCTACAAGCCTTACAACTTTAAACGACCCACTTTCAACGATAAGATTTTCCGGTACTTCACTTGCCTTTACATAAATAGTTGGCTGCCAATCTTTGTTTCGAGAGTAAAGCCTAAACTGTGCTGTCTCGTTACGATAATAGCGGTCTCTTAGATTGGTAATGTTAATAACATACTTTGAGTAAGGATTATAAGCAAGTGACTCAAGTTTTTTTGGATTAAATGACGATGTGACAAATTGTGTTGTTCCGCTGTGCCATACATCAAATGCTGTTGTAAGTGGAGTGGCGGCGGCGGTTAAAGCAAAAGACGCTGAATAGATTCCTGTACTAACGTGTCCACCCGTCACAACATAAGGATTGTCTGTGATGACGTGAGTTCCATCTACAACTTTAACAATTCGACTTCCGGTTGGCTCAGAGTTATCTGCGGAGCCAGAATAAATACTAACATGAATCGAACCAGTGCCGACTGCTGGGATATCTCTTAACCTCCCTCGAACCACATTGTACAGATAAATTGTATTTAAGTTGTCTTCGGACGTTGCAAGAGAACTGCTAAAAAAGAAACTTCCTCTGTCATCGCGAGTTGATGAATTCCAGCGAGCTTCGATTACAGGTCTACTAAAAAAGAATTCAGATTCACGAGCAAAAAACTTCTTTGTATAAGATGATGAAAACGCTGTTTCATTTTCCATACGGACACCAAAACCATAATTGGTTCTGCTACCAGCGATCCACCTTTCCACAGCGTCACTAACATCAAGTTCAATGTCTTCTGTGCCATCTACAAAGGATGCGGTAAAACGAGGCTCTGCTTCGTAATCACCACCGGCTGTGCTCCAAGATGTGACACCGGCAGAATTACTCGAAGCGGCGGTCCAGTTAGAACTGCCACTGTCAGAGTATCCTTCCATATCTAAACCAGTGCCTTCATTCCAAGCTCGGGACACCGTGCTTACAATCATATCATAGCTTCTTGGTAAAGTAAATGGATGTTTTGCGTTAAACAAGCGGAGATAAAAGCTAACACTACCGCTGCCTGGAAGAACACCATTAGTTCTGTCAGTGGTAATTTCTGAAATTGGAAATTGCACAAGTATACGAGATAATTCAGAAGATCCTGAATCTTGTTGTCCGTAAATTCTGAACACTTCCATAGAATCAGATAAACCCATATTGGAGCCTGTGGCACGAGTTTTCAAATTTGACTTATACGCATTTGTAATTGTGTTGTCTGCGTCTGCTGTATATCTTTTAATACCCATTATGTAAGTGTTCCCTTAATATCTCTCTGAGGAAACTTGACCTCGAAAACGACATTTTTTGGTGCAATAACCAGTCTACCGTCTGGGGTTGTACTATTCTTAACATTAAATTTAGTTGTTGCATAACCTGGACCAGTTTGTTGTAGCACTTGTACAAATGTGGCGTCAACTACACCCCGTGTGCGATTAATTAAAGAATAAAGATCAGTTATACTAAAAGACTCCCCGATGTCAAGTTTTTCATTAAAATAATCGTTCATTCTTCCCTGAATTCTGCTAAATATAACACTTTTATTTTCATCATTGTTGACAATCGCAGCAAATCTAATTCCCAAATTAACCACTTTAGCATCCAAAATATCAATTGAGTCATTTATCATTCTTTTAGTGTTGAGCCAAGTTTTTATATTTTCCTTTAGAATAGTGTTTGTTGTTTCAAAAGTGCCTGCATTATTTTGATTTATAACATAAATGTTAATGTTTCTTAAATTAGAATCAACATCTTGAATCACGGCACAGCGCTTAATACCACCAAACTTAGCTGGCATAGACAACACAAGCGTCTTGAAGTCTTCGGCAGTAACAGCACGATTTTGTGCGCTGTGTGCGCCAGAAATTAATTCTCTCAACTCTCTGGATGTTGGAGCGGACACATCTCCTTGAATTGGCGATGGGTTGGAAACTTCTAAAGATCCACGAACTGTTGCTGCTGTGGTAGAAATGAGTGTATCTGGGCTGGCAAATTGGAACTCTGCACTTGAAATCGAGTTAACACTGCCTGCTGTGGCATTAGAGTTTTGCTTTGTATTGGCTCGGTATGTAACTGTCAGAGTTGTGTTTGAGGGTCCAACTCCAAATTTATCACCCTTGATAAGAATGGTTGGGTCCATTGCTTTATCAGTAACATACGTTTTTGAATGTAGGTCCAACACTAAGTCTCTTGCCTCTGCTAAACTTGGTGTATTAAGCTGTGAATCCGATCCATAACCAAATGTGATCTCAGTTGTACCGCCAAGACGCCTTCTAACAAATCTTCTTGGTACGATAAAAGGCTTTATAATTGTGGGCGCTTGCACGTTTGTAGTTGCGTCAGAGTTGTTAATTGGGATGTAAATTGTGTTTTGTGACAAGTGATCGACTTCGTAATATTGTCTGCCCTCGGAATCAAAAACGGAAATAATTTCTGTAACATTTCCATCAAAAATTGTTAGTGTAGTGAATCTTGAAAAATTACCAATTTCAAAAGTTTTTTGTCTTAATTCGCCAGAGACAACTTGTCCTATTGTTTTAATTGCAAACTGAACAGGTATACCTGTTGATGCATTTGTGGTAGCAACCACAACCTCGTTTGTTGCATCAGCAAAATCAACATCTTCCAACAGAGTAAACAGAGAACCATTTGTAGATGAAAATGTTGTTCCCGCCCTGACTTTTGGCGCATACGATAAATCTGGTCCAGTATTGTTTGAGTTGGCAGGTATTTTTATGTATAAATCAACTTGACCATAAGTGGCACGAATATTATCATATTTAAACCCAACAGCATCACCGTGTTTTATAATATTGTCATATTCAATAGCTGTCGATAAAAAACTTTCATTAGCTTGGTAATCAACATAAAATGATAAAAGATCACCAACATATGAAACGGCGTCAATCATTAGGGCACCGAAACCTGCATCAGAAAAGTCTTTAAAAGTCTCTGGATAGTATCTTCTAGCATGTTCAAGAAGTTGACTCTTAATCGAGGTAAAATCTCTGCTAAGATAGTTTATTTTGACATTTTGTCTTTTATCTGCCACTTATAGATGTCTCCTGTGATATAATTATCTAAATAACTAAATTTCCAATATTAAAGTATCGGAAATAAAAGCTTTTGGAATCGAGAAGTCAATTATCACGCCCACAAAGTTTGATTCGTTGGATGGATCAATCTCAATAAAGCCAAAATCGTTTCGGTCTTGAGCAAAATTAATTGAGTTAATTGAAATGTATGGTGCATAAATTGTTACTTGCTCTTTAATTTTTCTTCTAATCGTCTCAAACGTTGATTGAGTCGCATTTTCAAAAAGATAATTTCTAATACCAACTCCAAAACCAGGAATCATCACCCGCTCGCCAGGAGCAGTTAACACAATCATTTTTAAATTTTGTCTTGCTACTTCTTTAAAATTTTTAGTAGTAGCGTATCCATCAACTTCATCTATGGATAGTGGTAGTTTTGGTGATAGTCCAGGCACTCAATATTACTCCTTTTATAAATAGTATCAAGGTTGAGCTTTTTGTATAAACGGGTCTTGATATTCTATTTTTCCTCCACCATAAATAGCAGAAGCAAGTAATTGTAATATTGTAAGTTTTGTTTTTGCCATAAAATCAAGAAAATCTTTACCGATATAGTCAACAAAACCATCAGGGGCAAAGGTCGCAGGGTCTGATAATGCGGAGTGTTGATAAAGTGCAAGGCAGGCTATAAATGTTTTAATGGGGGAGATATCATTAAATACTTTATTATAAATCTCAGTCTCAAACATGAGTTCTGCCAAACTCCTATAAACCTCATCTTCGTCATCGGCACGCTCTTTTCGCTCGCACTGAACAGATAAAAGTGTAGTTGGAACTAAATTTGTACCGCTAACATTATAGTCAACACCCCTGTCTGTAACAGCGCCTTCCGATTCTTCAGTGGTAACGTAAAGTAAATCGTAACTATAAATATAGTTTCCGTTTTCGTCTTGTTCTACTTTTTTATAAAATGCATAACTGATATCCTCATATTGCATAATTGTGTCAGTTCCGAAATCACCAAGAGACTCATACTCGCCAAAAATTACTTTTGTCAAAAACTCATTCCAACTATTAGAATTTTGGTTTAAGTTTAAACCAAGTGTAATCGGCTCTTTTAAAATTTTTGCTTCATCTAAAATTAATTGCCTTACAGCATCTTTTCCTGTAGATGGAATTTCAGTGCTTTCCCCAGATAGATTCAGAATTTCATAATATTTTAATGTAGAATCTCTAATTTCTTGCATCAAAGAGGTCTCAAGTGTGTCAAAGGATTCTTGATATTTTGATATTTCTTTTTTCAAAAGACTATAAACAGAGTTAACAAAAATCTCATCCTCCATAAATGCAAGGTCGAATCCATTAAATACTTGAATACTAACAACAGCTTGTTCAATAATAAAAGCTCTTGCCAAAAGACGAAGGCTGCTGTTTAATCCATTCCTTCTTATTTCACTTAAAGAATCACAATATTCACCAGTTAGTGAACCATTGAGTATAAATGTTAATGATTTACTTGCCCCATCTTTAAGACCTTCAATATCAAAAATGTCATTATTTGGATATGATAAGTCCAGTAAATTAAAGCTAGAAGCGTATTCATCTGAATTTGCATCGTATGTTGCTGTTGAATATTTGTCTCCACCGATATATTTAACAAAGCGATTAATTATACTTTCATTTATAACATTTCCGTCAATGAGATCTAAAGTATTTTGTAACTCTGCTTGCGCGGCAGGTGATACTATCTGAGCGTTGAAATCAACTTCGCTTAAAGCAACAACACCAAGACCAGACTTAAAAGATCGTGTTTTGAGTTCGCCTGTAGTGCTTTTGTTTCCCAAATTTGATGTTGAAATTGTGTAAACATCAGATTTATATGTTACTTGTTTGCCCCCAGTCGATGGACTCAAAGAAAGTCTTATAATGTCATCCGAAAATCCCGCTGGGCGTGCATCTATCTGTTGCGCTGGTTCTAATGCGTACAAGTTAACAATTGCCATGCCGTTACTCTCGTCAACAATAACTTCATAAACTTTATTACTATCAAATGGATCTGGAATTTCTTTAGTTGCCGCACTCAGCGTGGGGCTTCCAGTATCGTAGTCTTCAACATGAGGCACAACATTGCTATAATACCAGTCTTCCCAGTCATCGTTGAGATTAAAAGCCTCGCTCATCTTTGAGAAAAGAAGAGATGCGTCTGGTTGATCAAGACCACTATTATCTTGATTAAAATTTTTGCCAAAATCATATTCGGTAGTGCCAGCCAATGTTTTTGTGGGTATAGTTGTGGTGTTTGTAAAGCTCGGAGTGTAGCCAAATAAATAATTATTTTCGCTAGCGTCTAAAGAAAAGTTTGTATAAAGTGTATTAGGGTAATTAACAAGATAGGAAGAAGCAACAGTTCTGTTCCAAAATTCTACATATGAACCCGTGCCGATAGGGGGAGCAAAGTCTGCTGAAAATCTTTGAGCAACTGGATTGATAATTGTAACAGCAGTTGTCTCTGAAACTTGTTTGACAACAGGAGGTATATTTTTTATGAGACCAGCTATGCCAAATAGGTCTGGAAACTCTGGCATTAAATTGCCGTTATTATATTTGTCTAATAAATCGGTTACTTTTAAAATTTTCTCCTGGGCTTGTTGGCGGGCGTCATTAATAATTTTTTCTATTTCGGCATCAGGTATTAGTGGGTCTTGTTGTTTTAATATTTGTTCACGGGCAAAATTTCCAGCCTCACCAACAGTCAGGCGAGTGACATTTGATGGTGAAGTTGTAATAAGAATTGGCTGCATTAAAGTTTTTGGACTTAGCATTCTTCCGAGTGCTTCCATTATATCGGCAACATCCTCCCTGTTTTTAAATACAATATTTTGACTAGCGTTTCTTGTTAATATTTTTGTGGCTAAATTAAGAATCTTATTTAGATCTGGACCTGCTCCGGCTAATAAAACAGTGAACTCGCTTGGTTTTAAAATGCCAGATAGTTCGTCTACACCTTTTAAAATCTCATTTGTTACGACAATTAAATCAGTTTGTTTCAAATATTTTTGTTGAACTACGCCTGAGTTAGTCACATAAATCGGTAAACTTCCAAATTCTGGAGTTGACAATAATTCAAATTCCGCTGCCTCTAATCGGGAGGGAGAATTTGTTTTTGATAATATATTACTTAAAATACCAGAAAATCCTTTTCCGCCATTTACAGCCATTAATGCAGCGAAAGTTTCAGGATTATCGAGATCGGGCACATTAATTCCAACTGATTCTGACAACCATTGTCTAAATTGAGGATCTGGACCTGTTATAATTTGACACTCATTAGAATATATGTTCTCAAGATAGTTTCTAAAGGTATCAATGATTTCTCTAACTGTTGTTTGTATTAATAGGTTTGCCAAGTTATTTCTTAACTCAGCCATTGCTGTTTCCATATAATCTTTAGTATTTGGAAAAAGTGGAGGAAACTTAAAATCTTGTGGAACTAAGCCACCTGCCCTGATATCATAGGAACCAAATCCCTTTTTAATGTTTAATTTATCAATCCTACAGTCTTCTATTTCGAGTAGACTTTGTAACTCAGGTTTTTCAAATGCCTCTAAACCAAACTCGTTTATAAAACATCGTAACATTGGTCCCAGTGTTTGATGTGACATAAGCCCAATATCAAACTTGTTCAGAGTGTCAAAACTTAAATTTAGTTTACTAAACAAAGACTTGCCTTTTTCTTTGTTGTCTAAACTTTGTTGAGCGCTGGGTGCATCATTGTTTTCTGGCTCTGGAATTGTTGGACCTACAGTTTCATAGACCATTGGTGTTAATTGGTCTAGTGAGGCTTGCAGTGCAGAAGGTGATGTTTCTTCTGCGCCGACGTAATCAGTCTCCGCTTTTGCTGCCTGGGCACGATCAATTTTTATAATTGGTTGATTTAGCCTTAATGTCTCTATTGATAGTTCTTCATCGGTTTTACCTACTTGATTTCGCTGGCTTGTGGGCTCTCCAGCGGCGGGGGAGGAAGTTTGGGTATCTTCTTCCTCCTCGCTAATAGCGGGAGTTGGCGGTACTGGGTCTGTGCTATAATTTCCGTTTTTATCATAAAGCTTAACTCCGTCTACAAACCTTTCTTTACTTTCAACGACTGGAATTGGTAAAGTATGTTTTTTTAAAAAAGCAATCCAATTAAATTCATCACACATTCTGTATGTTAAATCATTTATCATTTCATCTAAACGAGTTAAATAATATGATGTGGTTACATGAGAAAATACTGATTGTTCTAAAAGACAATTATAGCCAATTGTATATTGATTATTATCGACCAAAACATATCGGAGTTTATAGTCCAAATCAAAACCCAGTGTTAAAGTTTTTGATTCTTGTTCCGGTATAGAACAATCAGGATTAGGAATAACAAGTCCTTGTATGTCATTGATACTAAAATAATTTTCTAACAATGTTTTTGCTTGAAGTAATCTTGAAATTTCATTTTGAATATAAATGTTTGATATAAAAACATCAGAACGCACAAGATCAGCTAATAATGTTGTCATTCCTGACGCGACAAGATTTATTTTTGTTGCAATTTGATCTAAAGGATAACTAACCACCAATTTTTCATCTGGTATATCAAGATTACAAGTTGAAGGATCATCATCAACCAAGTCAAAATCTTCTTTTGGAACCGAGATTAAGACTTTCATAGGAACAAGATTGTCCTCTGATAAGGTTACAAATTTGTTTTCAAAACTTGAAACCTTAAACAATCCATCGACAACATCTAACTCGGAAAGATTTTTGCCATAAAAATCTAATAGCTTTACTACACCATCTAATTGGGCTTCTGCATATGTTGCCTCTGGGTTTTCCCCAGGAGTTGTATATTTACTATCAACAACAATATAGTATTTTTCACCCTCTAAAAAAGGTGAACAAGCATCGAGGTATTTCCATTTTTCAATATCTGGCATTAATTGACCTTATTATATGAACTGTTGATACCAGCGGAGCCAACACCAGAAAAATATTTAAACTCTTGAAGCTCCATATTCGTTCTGTATTTTAAATTTTCTACAATTGCCTCCATTGTGTTTAAAGCACTCTGGATGCCTTCGGGTATTAATGAAAGTGAAGCAAAGGTACTGACAGGACCAACTGGACAGGTTCCCTCATGTGTATGCTGCATTACTTCTAAGTTAAATGAATTTTGATCTTTGATGTGATTAAGTAATTGTGTGCTGACTTCTTTTATTCTTTCATCTATTTCTCGTAGCGCTGCAACTAAGTTATTACCTTTAACCATTGGTTGTAATGAAGCTGGGTTGTTATTCGCGACTAATTGAATGCCTCCATATCCAGTAGTGCCTCCTCTTGAGTTTGAAGATTCGGTTCTGGTAACAAGCATAATACTATCTCGCCCAATTACTCTAACAGCATCAGCTTTAACTGCAATTGCAGATTTTGCCATAGAATTGCCTGGTGTGTTAAAGTTTCTATCA